AAGTATTGTTAGTCCAGTCACCTCTCCAGTTGTCTGATCTAGAATATTGATCCCAGAAATCTGCGTTGTATTGTAATCCATCATCTGCTGTCGCTGAAGTGTGTGCTGTGTTACACTTCCAAATCGAACCACCGTAGATTACTGTTTGGTCAACATTGTAAAGAGTGTTTGGTTGCCATACACTTGCCCAATCCTCTCCACGTGCAAAGTAAACCCATTTAGTTTCATCACCTAATACACCATTGGATGCTGATGAATTAGAAGTGTGTCCTTCTATACATTTATAGATTAGACCACCAACTTTAACAAGTTCACCTATTTTGTAAAATGTAGATGGTTGCCATGCGCCGGTCCAACTTTGACCGTCCATCATCTGTGTCCATCTTGGAATAGTTGCGTTTAAATCGTTGTAAAAGTTCGAGTCTGATGTGTGTACTTCAACACAAACATAAACTTTTGCACCGAATCTTAGAACATCATCTTTCACATAAAGAGTGCCTGCTGACCAGTCACCTCTCCATCTAAAACGTATCCTATCTATTCGAAAATCTGCCATTGATTAATTCCTTACTACTATTTATTTCCTCTAACTACTATAAGGTTCAACGTAACCAGTGTACGTTTGCGCCTCGTTAACTTTTAATACTAATTCACCGTCTTTATTCACATAGTAAAATAGGTTTCTTCCGTCCCATTTGTACTGTTCATAAACAAGGTTTTTGTAAACCAATTTGTGTTGAGTGTCTCTTCCTTCAAAAAAGTCCTCTCCACGTGACCAGTTATTGTAATTGTCATCAATATTACCTGATCTGTTCAGTTCAACACCATCTTCTAGTTCAAGCAAATCTGCTTTTACCAAGTAAACTGTTCCGTCTGAAGTTCTGCGTAAACCATAAAAATACCTGTTGTTACCAAGTGTCTTCTGTAATTCGTCTATGCCTACTCCAAAAACTTGTGCCATTATAATCCTTATGTTATAATATTAATTGTGTTACCCATTCCACCATGTATCGTACATTGATAATACAAAGTACTTGGTGCGTTCATTGGTACAGTGAACGTCTGTGTTCCTGATTGTGATCCACTAACTCCTGAAGTGTATGCACTTCCATTGTTAGAAGTTCTAATTTCAAATGGGTGTGTTGTTCCAGTTGTGTTTACAAAAATATAAGTGTGTCCTCTGTTCAAGTATAAAACTGGATCATTAGTTGTTGTTGGAAAACCAGGACCACTAAATGTGTAGTCTGATGAACCGTTTGCACCAATGCTCCATCTCATTGTTGGACCATTTTGTGTTACCCATGCACTTCCGTTGTAGTAAATCACATCACCTTGTGCCGCACCTGCCGCCGTAACGTCTGTTAAATCGTTGAATGCAGTTGAAGCCGCTGATGAAGTAACAAATTCTAATGCTGTACCACCTGCGTTTACTTTAACAAATCTACCTTCAGCACCTGTAAAGTTTGCAGGAGTATCTGACAATCCTGTAAATGCAGTTGCGATTGTAGGTTTGTTGTTTAAGTTGTTGTAGTTTAAGAAGTATGTACTATCTAAACCATCTAATGTTGTAGCATCTGCTGAACCACCACCTGACGTTGCATCAGCCGCCGGTTGCCATTTTGTACCACTCCATTTTAAAACTTGTCCTGAAGTTGGTGGAGTAGATGTTGTGTCAACATCTGACAAAGTGTCTATTCCAAAACTTGTTGTTAGTTCTAGACCATCTGCCGCAGAATTAACTCTTAGGAAACCATTTGCGTAACCACTGAACGAACTTGGCGTGTCAGTCAAACCTGTAAAAGTCGTTGAACCTCCGCCGCCTCCGCCGCCTGCTTGAACAGTTCCTGGTTTCCATTTTCCGCCACCAGCGTCCCAAACTAATGCTTGTCCGTTTGTCGGAGCCGCTGTTGTAGTATCTACATCCGATAGAAGGTCAATTGACTTGTTTGCGTCAACAAGTTTGACCCATGCTCCTGCGTGAGCATAATAAGCCGCGTTCTCGGCGTGTACGTGGGCGAACATTCCGTGATACGTTGTTGCATTGGGTAAGTCACTCAATGCGGCATAGTTAAAGGCTATCTTGTTAGATCCTGTTGCGTTGAATAAATTATTTTGTACGACTGTTAGTGTCGTGCCGTTTCCAAGTGCAGTGTATAATTCACTGAAATTGGAATTCAGTTTTGTACCAGCATCACGTAACGAGTCACCCTGACCATCGTTAGGTAAAGTACCGGTATTAATTAGTTGTCTTGTCATTCTTCGTATCCTCCCACGTTTACGTTCTATCGAATGTTATTTCGTTACTATCAAATTTAATTGTGTTCTTATCCATAGTAAACACACTTGGTTGTGCCACTAAAGTTTCATCAGTTTGTGGATACGTGATAGTTCCGTCTCCAACTTTACTGTTTAATCGAACAACAAATTCTCCTTCGCTGTTGATGTAATAATTTAAATTTACATCGTCCCATCTAAATTGTTCGTACTTTAAATTTTTAAATGGTTTAGCGTGATTTAAATCTCTTCCTTCGTAAAAATCTTCACCTTGGTCAAAACCTTCGTAGTTGTCAACTATCGCACCTGGCACGTTAATTGTTACAGGATCATTTGCTTGTAGTTGGTCAACTTTTCCAATGTATAAAGTTCCTTCGTCTGTTCTTCTTAAACCGTAGAAGTATCTCGACTTTATACCATTTTCTAAATAAACAACTGTATCCTGTCCAACCGTATTTGACATCTTAACTTATCTCCACGTAACTTAACACACAATCAAGTGAGTCGTTAATATTTGCTTGTACGTTCAAACTGTTTTGACTTGCAACAATTAATTTTTCTCCTGAGTTCAACACACGTAAACTGGAGTTAGGTGCTATCAATACATCTTTTACTATAAAACCTGTAACTGAATCTGGAGTTGCTGTTAAAGTTACACTTGCTTTCACAACTGATTCTGTTAAATTTGCTAAAACCATACCAACGACAGTTGTGTAAATTCCATTACCTGCTGTGTAAACAGAGTTAGGTACAGTTCCTATGTTTTTTGTTACATTGTTTCTAAAGGTCGTTGCCATTTTATTCTATCCTAATGTTACCGCCATTTGTACGGCTATTTCTGTTGCATCAATTATACTAACTGCACCTGAAGATCCTGCAATTGATCCCCATTGTACGCCATCGTATAACTCAACCCGCTCATCGTTGGTATTGTATCTAATCATACCCAACAAGCCAGTTACTGGTCTATCAACTGTTGATCCAACCGGAATAACAAATCCACCAGCGTCTGATACATCAATATACCCACTTCCAGTTGTTTTTAACTTCAACGGAGCAGATATAATATTAGTTATCGTATTTCCTTGGAATCTGAAGTCTTCAATCCTTATACTACCATTTCCATTGGCATTTAGGATCAAATCTTGGTCAGTTCCAGTGGTTGTCAGTGTGTTTCCACTAATTTCTATGTTATCAACCACCAATTTTGTTACGTCAAATCTTGTTGAATTTACGTTTGCGACAAGTTGGTTAGCCGCATAAAATCTTATTGTGTCATCATCATTACCTGGCGTAAGTTCTGCTGTGATGTATGTGTCTTGGTCAAGGTCATAAACACCTGTCAATGCTATCCAGTTTGTGCCATTGTAACCTTCAAACACATTTGTCTGAGTGTTATATCTCATCATACCTGCCACTGCTGGATTAGGTCTTTGTGCTGTGTTACCAGATGGTATTCTGATTGAACCCGTACCTGCAACTTTGAACACTGAACTTGCTGGATTAATTATGAAATCTCCAGAAGTATTTGAGATTGTGTCGCCTGATGCAGTAAAGTTTTCAAGTGTTATATTTCCTGTGCCACTTGTTCTTAAATCTAAATCTGCGTTTGTGTCTATTGACTCAATTTTATTTCCTGTAATTCTTACACTGTCAACAATTGCCTCGTTTGCAAAAAGTGTGTTCCAATTTTTTGTTGACGAACCAATGTTGTACAAATTGTTTGTTGCTGGAATTAAATCTGATGCTATACCCGCCGATATTGTAATGTTGTCAGTTGTTTGATCACCAATTGTTACATTACCACCAATCGTTATATCTCCACCAACATCTAAATTTCCTGTGATGTTTACATTGTCACTAAAAGCAACTGTGTCTGTGAATGAATCTAAATTTAAATTTCCTGATGTTGTTGTAATTGTATTTCCACTAATCTTTACATTTCCGGATTGTATTTCACTTCCTGAAATAGTTGTTACGTCGGAACCTGTCGTAAATGTTAAAGTTGAATCAACATCTATGTTTAAATCAGCACTTGTGAAACTTACTTGTCCAGTTTGTTGATTTACACTGAATTGATCACCTACTCTAAAGTCTCCTCTGTGGTCAACTGAACTATAAAATATTTTTGCGCCGTTATTTGCAACCACTTCATTTGCTTGTATTACAGTTGCCGCATCATTGTCTACTTCATAATCATTTCCTATGTATGCAAAGTTGTGACTGATCAAATACATTTTTACACCAACACCGTCACCTTTTACTCCAAATCTTCCGTAGATAGAAGCAGATGCTATTGATCTTACCTCAGCGCCAAAGTCTGTGTAGTCAACAAGTGTGAATGATGTTGCTGTTGCACCTGCAGATGTTCTAATATCTTGTGCAATTAAATTTGTATCTAAAAATGTTGTTGATGCATTATTGCCGTTGAAGTTTGCAACTAATTTTGTGTTTGCATTTCCAACTGCTTCTGTTGTAGGTGCTGTAAAGTTTCCTGTGTGTAACGCTTGTCCTTTATAAACTCTTAATCCATCAATGTATCCATTCCAACCATTTGTGTTTCCGTAGTTGTTTCCTATTACAAGTGGTTTTGCATTTGCAAAATCTGCCGATGCACTTGCACTTCCTACACTTGAACCATTAATGTAAACTGTGATTGTGCCACTACTTCTAACTATTTCACAGTGTGTCCAAGTAGATAGGTTAAAGCCTTGTGAACCAGTGATTATATCTGAGCCATTTACATAAACTTTTGGCACGTTGTTTGCAACGTAAAAATATAATGCATTCTCAACTGATACATTATTACGCATATCAATCAATGAAGTTGTTTGCACTGCATTAGGATACGCCCAGAAGTCTATAGTAAAATCGCCTGTGCCAAATCCAAAGTCAGCATTTGTGTTTACTTTAGCCGCATCACCTACGCCATCAAGTTGTAAACTCGCTGAGCCAAATTTTTTAGTTGTTGTGTTTAATTTTGCATCACCTATTGCTTGTATAGTTTTTCCGTTTTGTTCTGAAGGTAACTGAAATCCTAATGATTTTCCGTTGATAAAAATTTTATCTCCATCAACTGCCGCAATAGTTCCTGATGCTAATTGATTACCTTGTGAATCGTAATAAGTTAATACTTGACCTTGTGCAAGAGCTGTACCTGAAAAGCCGCCAAGTTTTAATGCAGTTTGACCAGCACCTTTCAATCCGTTTGTTCCGTCATAAGCATTGATACTTGATAATGCAAAGTATGTGAATGAGTTTAACCATTCTATTCTAACACCGTTTGTAAGTGTGATTGCGTCAACACCTGGAGTGATAAATGTTGCATTTTGGAATAAACAACTTGCCTCGTTACTGTTTGGCGTAGCAAGTTCTCCATCAAAGAATGCTCCTCTTCCAGCATCTCCCGCCGCAAAACCTCTTGGATCTGCCGCAGTTGTTGTTGAACCTTGTGTAATAACTGTAATATTTCTTATGTAAGGTGATCTAGATGTAACTTGATAACCAGTACTATCGTCATTGCCAGTTGGGTTAAATCTAAATGCGTGTCCTTCATTTGCGGAACTGTTGTAATAAAAACCTGTAATTGTAACATCTTCAATTGTTACTTCACCATTTAAAATAAAAGCATCTTTTGTATTTGTTGAACCAGTTGGTTGGATTGTTACTGCTCTTAAACCATCACCTCTCAAAGACACACCTGTTGGCATGGTTAATGGAAATGCTTCTGTGTATGTGCCTGGATAAACGTGAACGTGATCACCAGCAACACAAACAGACAACGCCTGCTCAATTGTTGCGTAAGGATCATTTTGG